CCAAGTAGGTGCTCCCTTTTTTGTTATTTAATTATTGACCCAATGCCAAATATAAGGTATTCAAGAGAAATGTTGAAGTCCTTTGCTAAAAAAGCAATATAATCAACCTTTAATACTCTACGTTCAGGCTCTTTCCTTAGTGTGTATAGGTTCCAATAATTTAAGTTGTGCATATTAGCAAAAGTGTTTAAGCCTCGTATTTCTCTCTTTGCTATTAGATAATCAATAGCAATAAAGAAACGTTTCGTTATAGCTGTTGCTTCAGGAGAGTTTAAACGCATATTATTTTTCGTTTAGAAGTTTCATTAGCATAATTACAAGTTTGTTTTTTATCTCTTGCGTATTGTCTATTTGGTCCTGCGTTCTATCAATTTGATGTTGTAGTTTGCTTATTACAAGTCTTTGACTTTTTATGATATCAATCGCTTTTATATGACTTGACTTATAGAAGTCCTCCATATTCTCAGATACAGCGAAGTTATTTACAGTTGTGCTATGACCAGTCACCTGTGTGCTACTACCATTATTAGAATTAGCGGACTGCTCTCCATTTGAATTTATTTTTGTCATTACATTATGCTGTTACTGTATTCTTTTGTTACGCATCCTAGAACCATGTCTATATGTCTTATAGATGACTTTGGTATCTTAATTGGGGAATGCACAAGTGTTCCGTCTGGATAGGTCTCTGTATTTGAGCTATACGCCATGATATAATCATCTCCTCCGTCTTGTAGTCGTTTAGTTATTCGAAACTCAGATGTTTCAATACAATAGTTACGTCCCCATATAAGCAAATTGTGGTCTTTTACACGTTTCAATGCAAGTATAGATCCGCTTGGGTATTCTACCATGCTATCTCCATAGTGTCTTATTGCAGATGTAGCATCGCCAAACCAATCACCAGCGTCTATGTATTCTACGTGATAACTATCGACTTCGTTTGCCATCATAGAATTGGTGCCTCCAATAGTAGATATATCCTCATAGAAAGGTATTTTTGTACGCTCTACATTATTATTGTTTGTAACAGATGCGTTTCCATTTATGGAATTTGCAGAATTGTTACCATAAGAGTTTAGTGTATTACTAATTGGTTTGAGCATCTCACCTTTACCTTTCATTAACCAATCCATATTGAGCTCAGGATATCGAGTTGCTATAAGATTCTTAGAGCTATTTCTCATTCTTTCGTTAGTATTTTTAACGAAGGCGTTTCCGACACCAATACTTTGCTCAAACTGAGACACACTCATTCCGAGATATGATATAAAATCATTTAATCTTTTCTGTACCTCATTCATATATTAAAATATCTTAACAGTAAGAAATTATTTAGATTACCCTAAGTTTAATCTAAATATATTTATTACCTTTGCACTACAATATTAATTACAACAGTGCAAATATAAATAAAGTATTTGAAATAAACAAAAGTATGAAGAAAAACAAGGGAAAAATAACCCTACAGGGCTATTATGAGAAACTTCCTGAAGCGGAGTATCCTAAAACGAATTTTATTAACACAGTTGTATCGAAAACTGGTGTATCTACGGCTACTGTTAGAAATTGGATATTCTATGGGATGAAGCCAGCTAACGACAAACATATCAATGTACTTGTGGAGCTTACAGGCATACCAGCAGAAGAGTTATGGGAGAAGTAGAATTTTACATATTTGACGGAGAGCTTTGGTGTAAATCCGAAGATGGTAAAAATCAAATTGTAAACGAGTTTAACACTGAACTTATAGGTTCTGTATTAGGACAAATCATGGAATGTTACCCTGCTGCTTACAAAGCCCTTTCTAAGGAATACTCAAGAAGTAGCGCAAATGTCCCTTATTATCAGTATTTGATGGTAAGAAGATTTTGCAAATGTAATTTTGGAAAATTGGATAGCACATCTTCTGATATTGACACAAGTGGTAGATATCACTTCGAAAAGGTCGATTGTCCTTTAAGAGGTGAGTGTAAGCACGAGGGAGTTATATGTTCTCCTAAATTCAACTCCAAATTGTCTGAACAAGAATTACGAGTAATGAAACTTGTTTACAAAGGTGTAAGTAAGGAAGAAATTGCAGAGCAGTTGTATATCTCTCCTTATACTGTCAAGAACCATATCAAGTCAGTTTACTTGAAATTGGGAATACATGAAAAGTCTGAATTTATTCAGTATGCGAATAATAATAATTTGTTTAATTAAACACACTAAGAGCAATGAGTTTATTTAAGAAGCCTTCGGAGTTGGCTATTAACTCCACAATTAAGGTGCTTATCTATGGAGCACCTGGTATGGGAAAATCTACATTAGGTTTATCAGCACCAAGTCCAGTTTTGTTGGATTTTGATGGCGGTGTACAACGTGTAAATGGAGCTTTCCAAGTCCCAACACTGCAAGTTGAAAAATGGGACGATGTTATCGCTGCTCTCAATGAGGACTTGTCTGAGTATAAGACAATCGTTATTGATACAGCAGGCAAGGCTCTCGATTTTATGTCAGCTTACATCATTAAGAATGAGCCAAAGATGGCAAAGCGTGATGGCAGTCTTTCACTTCAAGGATTTGGAGCAAGAAAGAATATGTTTATCAACTTCTTGAAGCAGGTGAGCATGATGGGTAAGAACCTTGTTTTTATCGCCCACGAACGAGAGGACAAAGATGGAGAACAAAAGATTGTTCGTCCAGAAATGGGTGGCAGCTCTGTTGGTGACCTTATCAAGGAATTGGACTTGGTAGGATATATGCAAGCCTACGGAGAGAAGAGATATGTATATTGGGGTGTGAACGAAAAAGCATACACCAAGAATACTTGCAATCTCCCGAATGCAATGGAAATTCCTACAATCATTAACGAACAGGGATCTGTTACAGGAGAGAACCGCTTCCTTACGAACATCTTTGATAGTTATCATGGCTACTTAAAGAGTGAGAGAGAAACTCGCAAGGAATATGACGAATTAATTGAGTCTGCTAAGGAGGAAGTTGAAGCTATTGTTGATGCGAGCACTGCCAATGATTTCTGTAAGTCATTTGCAAAAACAAAGCAGATTTGGGACAGCAAACTTAAGATTGGTTTGCTTGTTAAAACAAAGTGTGACAAGTTAGGTTTGAAGTTTAACAAAAAGAGTAAGATGTATGCTTAAATACAGATTTTATGCTACTCTGCTTGACCGCTTTCAAACATATTTGGACACTCAAGCAGAGGATTACTTCTATCAAGATGAAGAAGGTAAATGGCATAAGAATTACTCTGAAACAGAAGATACGCTCCACTTCTCACAAGAAGAAGTGGACGCTCTTCTAAAGCAAGAGTTATTAGATGCTATTAACCGAGTGCCACATGAGCCGTCAGAAGCTGCAAGCAAGGGTACCGCTTTTAATGAAGTCATTGATTGTATTATCCACAATAGGGGAAGTGAGAATGATAACGTTATTATCAAAACTATAACAAGTGGGACAGATTTGTTTAATGCACGGAATAGGAACCATGTCCGCATTGCTAATAAGTTGGATGGGATAATTCCAATAATCCCAGAACATGATTTACCTCACTGCGAAGCTCTATGTAAGAAAGCCATATCGACATTTATATATGCTGCATGTGATTGTTTCGAGTTCCTATTTGACATACCTTTCTGTAAGTCTGTTGCAGAGTATTTCAAGGGCTCTTTAAGTCAAGTGTTTACATCAGCTACTATTGATACTAAGTTTGGCGAAGTTGAACTATACGGATACATAGACGAGTTGCGAGAAAATAAGGTCTATGACTTAAAGACCACTTCTCGGTATGAATTCGGTAAGTATGCTAAGTACTGGCAAAGACACGCATATCCATACACACTCATTGAAAGTGGAATGTGCACTGAGATTAACTCTTTTGAATTCACTGCATACACTTTGAAAGGCGGTACCAGTCGAACACCTCTCATTACAGGGGTTCAGTACCCAGAAGTATACCAGTATGATCACGAGCAAAGCAAAGTATTACTGAAAGAAATTTGCGAGCGATTTTGTGAGTTCCTTGAGGATAATAGGAGTTCAATAACAAACAAGAAAATTTTCAACGAAGAATAATATGGCAAATCAAATAAGCGGAAAAATTCTTTTGATAGAGAACGCTGTTGATGTTCCTACAAAGAATAATGGTGTTTTTACAAAGAGGCGTATTGTGCTTGACGCATCTCACTATGACCCTATGACAGGGCAAAAGTTTGAGAACTATCCAGCCTTTGACTTTGTAATGCGAAACATTCCAAAGTTAGACAGTTTCAAAGCTGGTGACATGGTTACAATTTCTTTCGCTCTTAATGGTAGGTCTTTCGAGAAAGATGGCAAGAAAGATTATTTCACGTCAGTTGTAGGATATGACATTGTTCCATATCAGCGACAGAACGGAAACTATCAGCAACCAAGTAATAGTCAGCCTGCTACTTCGCAAGGAGTGCAAAATAGTACGAATGAACAGAGTCAAAGTCAGCAAGGTAATGTAGCTTCTCAAAACGAAGATGATTTACCTTTCTAAGATATGGAAGAAAAGTTATCCCAAAAGAAAGTTATACTCGACCACTTGAAAAAGTTTGGTAGTATAGAGCCTCTTACTGCTTTACGAGAATATGGATGTTATCGTCTTGGTGCTCGTATCTCTGATTTGCGTAATGATGGATATAATATCATTACAGAAACTATAAGGTCTGTCAGTCGTATCACTGGCAGGCCAGTTCACTTCGCAAATTATAAGTTGGTTAAAAATGGCTCTGTATAATCTCTCGAATGAATATGACTTGCAAAAGTTCAAAGAGAAGTGCAAGGATATGGAGCGTAAGAAAGCTTATGTCGAATTGAAGAATAAGTTAACTACTCGCTCGTTGGCACAGAATTCATATCTGCATGTTATCCTTGGATTTTTTGGAAGCGAATATGGATGCTCGTTAGATGAGGCAAAAATAGACTTTTATAAGCGTAAGTGCAATGAGGATATATTTGTCAGGACAAGAAAAAATAAGTTCGGGAAAGAGGTGAAATACCTTAGAAGTTCCTCAAGTTTAGATAAGGCTGAAATGTCATTGTCTATCGAGAGATTTCGCAATTATTCAAGTTCTGTCGCTGGAATATATCTGCCAGAACCGAGAGAGACTGAAATGCTATTTTATGCTCAACAAATTATTGAACAAAATAAAGAGTTTTTATAATGAAAGAGATATGGAAAAGCGTAAGTGGATATGAAGGACGCTACGAAGTTTCTTCCAATGGAAAGGTTAAGAGTGTTGAAAGATACAAAAATGACAGAGGGAGAAATATTAAAGTAGAAGAAAAACTTTTATGTCAGCAAAAGACAAGAGACGGCTACCTTCAAGTGTATCTTTCAAAGAACGGAGTTACTAAAGGTCTAAGAGTTCATCGTTTAGTCGCCTTAGCTTTTATTCCTAATCCTAATAAAAAGCAAGAGGTAAATCATATTAACGAAATAAAGACAGATAATAGAGTTTGCAATCTTGAATGGGTTACAAGGGTAGAGAATGCAAATTGGGGTACTAAGCAAAAAAGGTTTTCAGAAAAAATGCGAAATTATAAAAAATATAGTAAACCTGTAATTGGAATCTCAATGATTGATGGCTCTGAAATATCTTTCCCATCTGCCCAAGAAGCAAAAAGGCAAGGGTTTAACCAAGGCAATGTCAATTCATGTTGTCGAGGTGAAAGGAAGTCTCATAAAGGATATTATTGGAAGTTTAAATAAAATTTAATTAGAATTAAAATTATGCTCGCAGATTTAAAAGAGTATCGCCCAGCAAAGATTGACTTTGTGTTGGACGACAAAGCAAAAGAAGAATTTAAGGATGTTATGGTGCTTTGCAAAGGCGCCAAGTCTTCAAAAGAAGTTTTGAAAGTATTTCGTGAGAAATTCAATTGTTTGTTCCCAGAAGGAGAGTTGGCTACTCGTCAGTATGATGCTCACGAAATTGCAATGATTCGTGAAGAGTATTGTCTGAAAGAAGAGAACGATGTTCCTAAGCGTAAACAGGAGTTGCAGGAAACACTTGAAGCTATCAAGGCAATGAAGAAGAATGCTGAGGAAGCGTACAACTCTATTTTACTAGAAATCGCTGATTTGGCAGCAAGAGTAAAAGAGGGAACGACCGATATCAAGTTGTCTTCCACTGAAACAGTTCGCATTGCGCTCAACGGCTATTTCTTATTCTATTCATGGGTAGATGGAGAAATGAAGCTCGTTAAAACACAGAAGATACCAGATTGGGATCGCAACACGTTATGGTCACAGGAGGATGTAAACCGTGAAGCTATGAAAGAACTTTTCGGGATTGAATTCCCAGAGGTAGAAAAGCCTGCTATGAACGAAAATGGAGCGCAGGAAGAAGATGATGATTTGCCATTTGGCGATGAGGATTAAGTAAACCAAGTTGAGGGGGTGAACGAAATAGACACCCCCTCTCTTTTCACACTAAGAGCAATGAAATATACACTTCGAGATTATCAGAAACAAGCATCAGACGCAGCTGTTAAATCTTTCTTAAGTTCTAAGAAATCGAATGGGATAATAATAGTATCGACTGGTGGTGGAAAGTCTTTAATTATAGCTGATATAGCTTCAAGGTTAAATTCTCCACTGATTGTGCTTTGCCCGTCAAAGGAAATATTGCAACAGAACTTTGAAAAGCTACAGAGTTATGGAATACTTGATTGCGCTTGTTATTCTGCTTCTGTCGGTTGTAAGGATATCAATAGAATCACCTTTGCCACTATCAGAAGCGTAATGAATCACATGAATGATTTCAAGCATTTCAAGTATGTGCTTATAGATGAGGTTCATGTTGTTAATAGCAGAGGTGGAATGTATGAGAAATTCATCAATTCACAAGATAGGCAGGTCGTAGGATTAACAGCAACACCATATCGTCTTAGTTCGTATATGAATGGCTCAATGCTGAAATTTCTCACTCGTACACGACCACGCATTTTTAGCGAGGTTTTATACGTCTGTCAAACATCAGATTTACTTGCAAAAGGGTATTTGGCAAACTTAAAGTATTACGATTTAACTGCAATCAATATTGAGAACGTTATAAGTAATTCAACAGGTGCCGATTATGATGAGAAGTCTTTGAAACTTGAATATGAAAGAAGCGGCTTTTTTGAAAAACTCACAACTACAACATTGCGAGTTCTCAAACCAAAGAATGGTATCCCACGCAAAGGAATATTAGTTTTTACTCGCTTTGTTGAAGAAGCTGAGAACCTTGTTGGGAAGTTAAAGATAAAAGGCGTATCCGCTGCAATTGTAACTGGTGCGACTCCAAAAGTAGAGAGAGAAAAGTTGCTTAATGATTTCAAAAGTGGGAAAATAAAGGTTGTTGCGAACGTTGGAGTTTTGGTTGTGGGTTTCGATTTCCCTGCATTAGACACTGTTATTTTGGCACGCCCGACCAAATCACTTGCATGGTATTATCAAGCAGTTGGTAGATGTATCCGACCTTTCAAAGACAAAGATGGGTGGGTTATAGACTTAGCAGGAAACTATAAGCGCTTCGGCAAGGTTTCAGATTTAAAGATAGATGTTGAGAAGCCAAACTCTCAGCTTTGGTGTGTGAAAAGTAATGGAAAAATTTTAACTAATAGAATATTTTAGAATGAGTGATATTTTTGATATGCTGCGTGACTTTACGCATTTTACACAAAAGATTGAACGTGATATGTATGAAACAGCTAAAAGGCTTCAGCTTCCCGATGAGATTGACGTGTACAATTTCTTTGAGCATTGGGGCGGTCGTGCCGAGTGCAGGATGTATGACTATTCAATGACAATTTGTAGCATTGATGATTACGTCAGATTTTATGATGATGCGATTAATATACGCTATCATATTGGAAAGGCGAAATACTATGCACTTCGTTTTAACGGCAGGGGTGTATTCCTTGTGAGCGAGAAGCGGTATAATGCACTTAAGGCATATAAGTAAACGTAAATGATTAGGGAATTTGATATTGAAATATACGGCAGGATGTTGTGGGTAGCTACAAGCTGGGAAGATGTAAAAGACAAATTCACTTCTTATGGCGCTTATGGGTTTGAGAAATCAGAGGACGCATACGCTACTACTTATCCATGTATAGCGAGTAAGAAGACAGGAAAATATGGAGTATTGGTAGTCTTTTATGACTGCCCTAAACTCTGTGGAAGCAAGATAGTCGAACATATCGCCCACGAAAGTTTGCATGTGGCAAACGCTATTTTCGATGAGTTGGGAATTGAATATAGTCTGACGCACGATGAGCATGCCGCCTATATGGTTGGTTGGGTTGCTAAGTGTTGTTGGAAAGTTTTACAGAAAGAAGTTTATGATAATATAAATGAGAAAATATGAAAGTAAAGATTAAGAAATTAGTAGAAAACGTATCTATTCCTCACTATGCGAAAAATGGTGATGCTGGGCTTGACCTAACAGTTACAAGTATAGATGAGATAGGCGATAAAGTTATTTATCATTGCGGGTTTGCCTTTGAAATACCACAAGGATATTTCGGTTTAATCGTTCCAAGAAGCAGCAATGCAAGTAAGGATTTATTGTTAACAAATTCGTGTGGAATAATAGATAGTGGATATCGTGGCGAAGTAACAGCAGTGTTCTTAAAGACGCTTTTTGATGGCAATTTTTACAAGGTCGGTGATCGTTTTGCTCAAATGATTATTTTACCATACCCACAGATAGAGTTTGAAGAAGTCGAAGAATTATCTAAAACAGAAAGGGGGACAGGCGGATATGGCTCAACAGGAAAGTAGCGTAAATCATCCGACACACTATACTCAACACCCAAGCGGTATTGAGTGCATAGACATTGTTCGTCATTATGATTTTAATATCGGTAATGTAATCAAATACATTTGGCGTGCTGGATTAAAGCACGAAAAAGGTATGAACGATAGAGATAAACAAATAGAAGATATGGAGAAAGCTATGTTCTATTTGAAAGATGAAATTGAAATGCTAAAAAGAAAAAGAAATGAAGAAAAAGAATAGATGTTATCTGTCTGGTCCTATCAGTGGTAAGGATATGGAGGAGAGAAAAAAGGCTTTCAAAGCTGCACAAGTAATGCTTGAAGCAGCAGGCTACGAAGTTGTCAACCCTATGGAGAATGGGTTGCCTCTGAATGCAACAACAGCTCAACACATGAAGAGAGATATTCTGTTACTCACTGATTGCGATTGTATCTTCATGATGGATAAATGGAACCATTCACAAGGGTGCTACACTGAGTTTATGGTTGCAACTGCAATCGGATGCGAGGTTATTTTCGAGAGCAAAATGAGTGAAATAGAATTAGGCGAAAATAAGCGATTTAAGACGATATTTCGATGATGAACAAATACTACTTCAAAAGGAAGACAAAGGACGCTCACAGCGAAGAAAAACCGCATAGAAAGAAATCTACACGTAGTAAACCCAATCTTACTAAGAAACTTGACAAAGTTTTTTCTGCATATATCCGTTTACGTGATGCTATGCCGAGTGGGTATTTCAAATGTATTTCGTGTGGTCAGATAAAGCCGTTTGAGCAGGCAGATTGCGGTCATTTCTTTAGCCGGAAAAATATGTCTGTTCGTTTTGACGAAGATGATTGTCATGCCGAGTGTAGAGGTTGTAACAGATTTTCGAGTGACCACCTAATAGCCTATCAAGCTAATTTAATACGCAAGATTGGTATGCAGCGATTTGAGTTGCTTTCAGCTAAGGCGCATCAGGCAAAGCACTGGTCAGATTTTGAGCTTGAAGCAATGATAAAACACTATACGGCAGAAGTAAAACGGCTTAGTTCGCTAAAGGGAATAAGAGTCAATATCTGAAAAAATGTTAGCTAAAAGAAATTAGTTAGTTTAATCTTAGGTTAATATAAAATTAATTACTACCTTTACAAGCGAATAACAGAAATTTTTATTATTGGAGTCGCAACCAAATGAAAAGAACATATACAATCAACCCCTTAATGAGTAAGTCCGTTTGCGACATTAGGACTGAAAGTTAAGGGCGTTGATGTTTTAGGAGTATATTATGCAATATACGATTAACATAAACCAGAGAAGTGTTATTGAAAATGGCTGGAATTTGTCATTTGACGATATGGCGGTTTTCAGTTTTATGAAAAACTTTATTTTAGAAGGGGCTTTATCTAAGCACGTTATTCATGGAAAAGATTATTTTTGGATATCATTTTCTAAGATTAGAGAAGAATTACCTATGTTATCTGGCAACTCTGATAGCAGCATAAGGAGACATATTTCAAACCTTGTACGTGTAGGATTAATTGAAAAGTGCGATGATGAAATATCTATCAAGAATAGGATTTCGCTATATCGTCTTGGGAAATCGTTTTCTAAATATTGGCACAGTGTCAACCCCTCCAAAAATGACGACACCCCTCCAAATTTGGAAGGCAACCCCTCCAAAAATGAAAGGGTAACCCCTCCAAATTTGGAAGGGAATAATAATACCAGTATATTAGATTACCAATATCAGAATATTTCTCCTAACGGAGGGTTAAGCGCAAGCGCTTTGGACTTGGAAGAAGAGAAAAAAGAAAAAACGAAAACTAAGTCTAAGAAAGAGCCAACAATCGTAACTCAAGGGCGAAATATCTTTGAAGCATACTTTGAGAAAAAGACAGGTGAAAAATATTACTGGAAAGCAGCAGATGGTGCTCAAATGAAACGTTTGCTTAATCAGTTGAAGTTTTCACGAGAGCATAGAGGGTTGACAACTTCAGGTAAAGACTTGATAGATGCTCTACAAGTATTTCTTGATAAGATAACAGATAATTGGATGCTTGCAAATTTATCTGTTCCAAATATAAGTTCTAAATATAACGAATTGGTTGCGCAAGCTAGAAAAGGTAAAGGGCAAATCGGAATTATCCTACGTAACAACACGGATGATAAATATTTAAATCAGAAAATAAAGCAATGGAAGTAATGAAAGAGCAATCGATATTCTCAGGTATCGAAAAAAAGGAAATAGCCAACATCAACCTTGAAAATGCTAAAGACGTATTAATGCGTGGCTTGAAATTCTTTGTTGGAGAAGATGCGCAATGGGTGCAAGAGTATGACGACATTGCAGACTGGCTCACAGATAACAAGCATAAAGGTCTTTTATGTTACGGCAAGTGTGGACGAGGCAAGTCGCTTATCTGCGAAAAGATTATGCCTAATATATTCAGATACTATCTTCGTAAGAACTTGATTAAGTTTGATGGCTATGAGATAAACGACAAACGACAGCTTTTGAGAGAATGCGATTGCGCAATACTCATAGACGACTTTGGAGTAGAAGACGTTGGTAAGATTTACGGAGAAACTCATAACGTTTTTGAAGAAGTCATCAGCCTGGCAGAGAAAAGACAGCAATTATTGCTTCTAACAACCAATCTCACACTTGACGAGATATGTGAGAAGTACGGAGAACGTACACTTGATAGACTTCGTTATCTCACTAGACCTGTTTTATTTACAGGAGAAAGTTTCAGGAAATGACACGTAGACAGGAAATTGAAAATATCATTATCGGGACTCTTCTGAATACTTTTGGGATTGATTGGTTCGCTGATTGTAGGTATTGCATCACAACCGACATGTTCGCAGATGAAAGTAACGCAAAGATTTATTCAGTCATTTGTGAGTATAGGAAGACAAGTGATAAGACAATTACCCCCTATCATCTTTGTAACTTCGATAAGAATTTACTTTCCCTTGCAGGTTATATGGCAGGATTAGCTGGAGATTATTATTTTCTTGTCAAGAAAGTGAATTATAATGAGAATATTTGGATGGCACGAGAATTTGATGGGAAACGATGCAGATATACTGAGGTTAAATTTTCTGATTATGTAGGAAAATTCTTAGATATTATTATTAGAGAACGTAAAATACAAAACAAAGTTGTTTAAGAGACTGATATGTTTATAATAGTATAGTTTATTAAAAACAAGAAATAAAGCTACTACGGGGCTAAAAAGTGGTAAAAATCGAATTTTAAGATAATAGACATAAATGAGCAATGAAACCAAAAGAAAAAATTAAGATTATCGGAGAGCAGCAGGTCCAACCACATAGTGATGAAACGGAGATTGCTGTACTCGCTACATTGATGCGGTATAACGAGAAATTTGAAGAGTATAGCGATATGTTAAATGCAGAAATGTTTTACGCAGAAATTAATCAATCTATTTATCAGTGTATAGCTGGCGTTATAAGGCAAAACGCAATAACTGATATTAAGTCACTTGTTGATTATGCCAATACTCATGAGTTGAACTTTAAGCTAAATGAAATTGATTTCCTTAATATCGTTAAGTTTACAAGTGTTGAAACCTTAGAACAGGATATTCAGCGAATACGCAGGATGTGGAAGCAACGTACACTTTGGGTACAGCTTCAAATAGCTTCGCAGAAAGTTCTTGATCCTATGGAGGATTTCGATGAGGTTGTTAATAATACAATGGTTACTCTTGGAGAGACACAGAGTGGCATGGCAGACAGCGGTATATATTCCTTTGATGATTCTATTGACGAGTTGATTGAGATTGTTAACGACAATGCTCAAGGGAAGAAGAAAAGTCTAACAACAGGATTTAAGCTGTTTGATGCTTACTATCTTTTGCGCCCTACTACGTTGACAATTATTGCTGCATTTACAGGAGTTGGAAAATCCTCTTTGGCAATGAATATAGCAACAAAAGTTGCAGGTGAGGGAGAACCGACGGCTTATTATTCTCTTGAAATGGGAAAATCTGAGTTGGCTGCACGAGCTATTAGCGGGAAAGCTGGTATTTCATCAAGCGTGATTGTTAACTGCAAACTTGAGAGTTTTCAGTTGCAACAGTTTGATAGGGCTATTGGAGAGACAAAAGGGTTGCCGATTTATATTGATGAAAGAGCAACTGTTTCGTTTGATAATACTGTAAGGTCTATTAGGACGCTTGCAAGAACAAAGGGTATAAAATTAGCAGTGATAGACTATCTGCAAATTTACTCACAAGTCGGAGACAACGTAGAATCAAGTTTAGCATATATGGCACGTGCAGCAAAGAATATTGCAAAGGAGTGTAAAATTGCTGTAATACTCTTATCTCAGTTATCAAGAGGAAAGGAACACCCAGATATTAAGCAACTTCGTGGTTCAGGACAGATTGAGGAAAGTGCCGATAATATTGTTTTGATTGACAGACCAGAGGCGTACCCAAATAGCAATATCAGATATGAAGGAGATTTCAGCGACCAAGACACTCATGGTACTGCAAAATTGATACTTGCAAAGGGGCGCGGTGTTGGTGTTGGAACTTCACTTGTTGGTTTTGACGGCAGATTTACTCAATTCTATGAATTAGATGATAAACCGCAGGTTGAGGACTATACTCCGTTTTAATCATCTTCGATTTGATGAAAATATTATGTATTTTGTTCTTACTATATTTGCATAATATTTCAAAAGTTAAATATTATGTAACTACTTGATTTTTAGATAGTTATATTTGGTCAATTCAAATAAAATTACTACCTTTACATTATCAAAAATAATAATAACAATTAAAATAAAAGAGCAATGAAAAAGTCAGAATTTACTTCAAGTTATGGTGATTTATTAATTATCTCAGAAAATAAATTATCTGTCACAAATAAGTTTGGTGACACATATACTGGTTATCTTGATGAGAATGGGAGAGTTGTTGCTAAGTCAGCAAAAGGGCTTGGTTATTTATCAAGAGCATATAATGAATTTACAAGAAAATAAACCACAAGATCGATAAAACAACGACGACAGTCTCTTATGCTAATTAATATAATGGGCTGGCGACTAAAATAAATGAGCAATGAAATCTATTAGAAATTACTTTATTGGGAGTCTATTTTTATCTCCATTTGTTATTTGTATAATAAGTGATAGCTTGCCTCTGATAGCAGCAGGGTGCGTTTATCTTGCTTTACTTCTTAGGTTTACTCCAAAGAAATGGAAAATACGTTTCTTTATAGCAAGTGTAAGATTGTCAAAAATTTTAGGATAATGAGATACTATGAGTTATAATAATGGCAACTATCCGCTAATGTCTCAGAGCCAATGGAATTCGGCTCCATGGAATGAAAAAGAGCAATCTGTAATAACAAGGGATTGCGAGATAACTGAGACAGTCACAAGAAAAGTGACACTTGCAACAACCGACTATAGTACAGATTCAGATTATAATGATGAACTTGGAGCATGTAGCTCGGTTGACACCACAGAAACTGATTGGGTTGCAGAATATGAAGAACAAGAATATTCTATAATAGAGTTGTTATCCAAGTTAAAAAAGTATGTTTCTGATGACTTAAAAAAAGCAAATCATAGTCCCAAACAACAGAAAGAATTACAGAAATTGTTGTTAGTTTGTGATAGTTGGAAGCAAGAAGATGTATGTGTAGAAGAAGTCTAAAAAATGGAGCAATGAAATACAAGTTAAACAAAGACAATTTGGTAGATATTTTTTCTACCGCAACCTATGGGAGTGACTGGCTTGAAATAAAGCGTCCCAAGAAGTTTAACAATCTTGTCAAGGAAGATAGCGAGTGCAGGGAAGAAAAGTGGGCTGATATTCTGCTCGGTGGTGGTTTCATTACTGCTTTCGTATATGAGGATGATGGACCACATGCGAGATACGAGATCACAATGGAGGATATGGAGAAAGGTTTTCAGAAGTTCATTGAAGAGTGTCCTCAGGATTATGCAGATTTGGCAAATGGTAATGGAGATTATTATACATCAAGTAATCTTATACAAGTAGTGTTATTTGGTGAAGTAGTATTTGGATAAAAATAAGAGCAATGAAATACAATCAGAGAAACGAAGAAGCTTACCAATCAGTTTATCAGCCATTATTTGAAAAACTGAATAGCGGTAAACTCCTCCCAAACATTCCTGCAATCAAGTATAAAATACGAGAATTGAATAACCGCATTGATTCTCTTTGTACTGGAGTCTATTTTGCAAAAGACCTTGATGAAGTGAAAAAAGTAGAAGATAGATACTATGCTTTAATGGGCCAGATGCGAGCATTGCAGGATATTTTGAAATATGTCAAAAATAGAATTAAGGAAGCAGAATTAGCAAATAAATAAATCATGCAATTATGAGTGAATATGCAACAAGAAAAATAGATAATACTGAGTTTAAGATAGGAACTTGTGAGGATATGTTCAAATGCCGTTATGATCAGTTAGGCGAAATTACTTATCCATATATGTCTGATAACCTTTATTGGAGAATACCTACTCCAGACGAAGACGGAACTTTGCCAGGCGATTACAACCATTCGCTTTTGCAAGAGGATGGTCATATTCCTTGGAAATTAATGATTGATACAAGCAAGTTTGGCGATGACGATATTGCAAGCCTGCAGCAGACAGGCACAATCCAACTGAAAGAACCCAAAATGGGTTTACTTGTCAATATCCGTTGTCCTCACGGTTTCCCAATGGAGCAGTTCAAAATCAACAAGGAGGGCACTATTATCTCAATGGGGTACAATGGGCGCCAAGATACACTATATCTAAAAGGTTTAAAGAACGAGCCAAGCGAACTGAAAGTGCTTGTTGAATGTTCTGCATGCAGGAATATGTGGTCTTTCAGTTTCAATGAAATAGAACCGCTGATTGAAAGTATTTGGATGCGTCTACGCCTGCTCCGTCAGATTTCAGATTACCACTATCAGCGAAGCGAAGAAAAAGTCGAATTTTCTGTAAAAGTAAATGTCGGAAAGGATTGTTATGCCACTATCTGTTCTATCGGCAAAGACAGATACTTGGTAAAGAAAGATGAGTATATTAAAGCCGATGCTCCTTGGCATATAGCTTTAGTTGAGTTCGTTAAGCTCTTACCAAGAACGTCAGACTTCGATATTGATGATACTGATGCAAGAATGTCAAAGTTATACAATATCGCATCACAGGCAGAAGAAATAAGAAGAAACCTCAATAACATTTAAGATAAGAGCAATGAATGAGTTTGAAGTTTTTATTACAGAAACCTTACAAAGAAAGGTTAAGGTAAAAGCATTTAATGAAGCAGATGCGAAGATAAAAGTCCTTGATATGTATAATAATGAGGGAATCGTATTAGGAGATAATGATTTTAAGGACTATTCAATCGAAGTGGTATGAAAGTAATAGTAGAACGAACAAGTAATTGGGGGTGTGAAGAAAAACCAATTGATGAAGCTGTGCTTGTAAAAAGAACATTGCATTATCACGATAAGAGGACTGTTTCTTCCCTTGAAGAGGCTAAGACAATGCGATGGTATAACAATTGGATTTCCTCTGGTTATAATCATCGTGAGGAAAATGGATACATAGTTAGAGATTGTGAAACAGAGAAAAGCGTTTGGGAGGTAGAAGTTGATAGCCTTAATGATATTATAAGCCTATTCAAAAAGTATGGCGATATTATCATTATGGGAAGTACTTATTCCGAATATGACTTCACAATAGAAATTTACGACGAATATAGAGAATAGTTATGAAAGCAACTGACAATTTTAAGCATACTATCCAAGAATACTTGGATGTACGTGCAAAGACAGATGAGTTATTTGCAAAAGCATATGCAAAGCCTAACAAAAGTATTGATGAATGTATAACATACATTCTTAACGAAGTTCAGCGCAGTGGTTGTAATGGCTTTGATGATGACGAAATCTACGGAATGGCTGTTCACTACTATGATGAAGATAACTTAGATGCTGGTAAGAAGATTAACTGCAAAGTTGTTGTTAACCACGTCGTAGAACTCACTGAAAAGGAGAAGCAAGAGCTGAAAGACAAGGCTCGTAATGACTTCTATACTGAACAGCTTGCCAAGCAACGTGAGAGTTTGAAGCCTAAGAAGAAAGCTGAACAAAAAGTTGTAGAACCATCATTGTTTGACAGCTTATGAAACCGAGAAACAAAATACAGAGAGAAGTTGTAGCCCTTAGCGGCATACTCTCCCCTATTACGGACAAACAAAAGGAATGGGGGATTGCTCGCTGCTACACGCCAAAGGAGCGAAGCCAAAACAAAAGGATATACCGCTACTTCGTTATCTCTTCCCGTGTCAAGGATTGGCAAGTATGTCGGTTCTTCCAAGTACGGAAAGTAAAGCAAGACTACTCTGTGATAGAACCTGTCCGTTTGTGGTTTAATGCAGATGGGCACATGGAAGTCGAAGCAATGAACAGGTTTTGCATGAGTGGCAGAATAGATAGTTGGATAATTGATAGCGACTTATCATTAAAGCAAGCCCCTTTGCCTTACAGAGATTATACGCAAATGTTGCCTATTTCTGCATCAAAAGTTACATCGGCACTTCCTATTTTGAAGCGTAACGGTTTGAAAGGAAGTTTTCATAACATGCAACCTCGTGATGTGATAGAGGGTTTGTTGAAGAATAACATGTTTGAAACACTTTGGAAGTGCTGGCAGTTCTCTTTACTTCAAGCATTGGCTTATGAGTGGAATAGAGATTATAACAGCGCTGACAAGATGGCAGCAGTTAGGGTTGTATTACATCACGGATATAAGATTTCCGATGGTCGTATGTGGTTTGATATGATAGATATGCTGAAACGGGCACACAAAGACATTCGTAACCCCCAGTTCATTTGTCCTGCCAACCTTAAAGCTGCTCATGATGAAGCGATGAGATTATGCTATAGATACGAGGAACGGCAACGAAAAATCAGAGAACGGCAGAGAATTCTTGAAGATAAGAAAGCTGCCAAGAAGTACGAAGTTGCTCGCAAATGTTTTGTGAATATGGTGCTCTTCGATGGCAAGGTAGAGATAAAAGTTCTACCCACGGTCAAAGCCGTAGAACAAGAGGGGAAAGTCATGCACCACTGCGTATTTGGCGCAGGTTACTACAAGAAATTGAACAGCTTGCTTCTAACTGCAAAGGTTAATGGTGAGCGTGCAGAAACTATTGAAGTAGACTTGAAACGCTATCAGCTTATCCAATCTCGTGGGGTGTGTAACCAAAACAGCAAGTATCACGATGAGATAGTAAACTTGGTAAATGAGAATATGAACGTAATTAGGAAATTTAATAAAGTAGTATGAACCCCTACAAAATTAAGCACAAGGCAAGAACCGTAGCGGCTCAACACCGTACGCCAACAAAGGAAGAGAAAACGAAATAATAAACCTAAAAGAAGATAATTATGTGTACAGAAGCAGAACATTTGTCTGAAATATACGACGACTATGAGGCGAATATTAGCTATGCCGAATATATGGCAGAAAGAGAATTTGAAAGATTACATACCATAGCAAATTTAGCTGGTATAGATACTGCTACGCATTCACATCGCAAGAGACACCGTCTTAAGAAAAATAACAAGAATTTATACCTTGTTATCCAAGACAGCAGAAAGGATAATACAACGCTTATGCTTGTTGATAGACGAAAATCAAAGAAATATTGGTGGACGCACGATTTCTCGATTGCCTATAAAGGTAAAAAAGAAGACATGGAAAATGTTGTCAAAAAACTACGAAAGAACAACGTTAGGGTCGTCAGTTATAAATCTTATTTTAATAGTTTGTAATTATGGAACGATTTTATTTTACATTTATGATGAGTGATGCCGAGCATCACAACTGCTATCACGTGGAAGAAGCCGAAAGCTACGGCGAGGCTCGTGATAAAATGGTAGAGAAATTCGGAACGGGCTGGGCTTTTCAATACGACGAAAGCCAATGGAGAATATCGCAAGAGCAGTACGAAAGGCTCTACTGCTGCAACCCTTTTAACCCTGATTGGTTTGAGGGTATGACGCAGGCTGATTTGTTTAACCTAAAAGAAATTTAGTGTTCTGGAAACAAACAGGTAGTGTTAAAATATAGTTAACAATGGAATTTTAAGCACTAAAAGTATTTGTTTTTCAAATAAAATTAGTAGCTTTACAAATAATTACAAGAATATGAAGATTTACACATCTTATTTTGGTAACAGCAAGAAATTGAAACAGGCAGGAATTAAGGTTATAGGAATATCACTTTATCCGCCACGCTGGTTCAATGGAATATCTCTGAAGCAAGTAGCCCCAACGAAAAGTATTCTTTTTGCAAATGGGCAAACGCAGGAAGACTATATACGACGATATCGGTCGGAAGTCCTTTCTAGACAAGATATGCAGCAGTTCTTAAAAACAGTCGAACAGACAAGTGGAGGACAAGACGTTGCTCTTTGTTGTTACGAAAAACCAGAGGATTTCTGCCATAGACACATATTGGCAGACTGGATAAAAGAAAAGCTTGGTATAGAAATATCAGAATATGGATATACTCCAAAGAAAGATCCAGATTATGTACAAGGTTCACTTTTTTGACCACATAATGACAAAGCGGAAAGACGCTTGACAATCGGACAGACGATGCTTGCGCAAATAGCTCAATGGTAGAGCGTTGTCTTTCCATGACAAAGGCTGGTGGTTCGAGTCCACCTTTGCGCTCTATATGCGGAGATAGCTCAGTTAGTTAGAGTGCATCCTTTCCAAGGTTGAAGTCGTAGGTGCAAATCCTACTCTCCGCTCAAATGTGTATTAAGCAATACATAACTTATGAATGTATCAGTAATAGGGACGGGAAACGTAGGGGTAGCAATAGCTACTGATTTATCAATTAATGAGCATAAGGTTTCGCTCATTAAAACATCAGAAAGAAAGTCTGAAATATACGATAGACTTTTAAGAAACAAAAATCGTGTTTATCTTAAAGAAAACGGCACATATACGGAAACAATAATAAACAATGTTTCCAATGATTTAAGTGAGATAGCTAAGGCAGATGTCGTTATAGTAACTATACAAAGCACATATCACGAAGATTTAATAAAAAAAATAGCCCAGTATTTTAATAATAATCAAGTGGTTGTCATGGTATGCAGCTATATGTCCTCGTTCTATTTCTCGAAGTATTGTCTGGAACTGCCAATGATTGCAGAAACAACAGGACCATATTTGGAGGGGCGTGTTGAATTGGAGGACAAGGCAAATGAAGTTGTATTTAGGGTTGGTTGCCGACTTACACGAAGCCCTTTATCGGTATTCAATGAAACAAGAAAAAAGGAGTGCATGGAGAAACTGCAATTGCTTTATAAAGGTTTCTCTGATGACTATAGTGTTATCGAGTCGGCTTTGCTTAACCCTAATATGGTACTTCACACTGTAGGTGCTATCATGAGTATTCCTCGCATAGAGTTTAGTGATGGTAATTTCTGTATGTATCGGGAAGTGTACACACATAAGAATAAGGCAACTTTGAACATCATGGAGGAATTAGACAAGGAAAAAATGTTTGTCCTTGATGCTCTCGGAGGAAGAAAGATAAATATATACGAAGCTGGAGGCTTTCTTGGTAAAGACCCTTTAGAGAGCTTTTTCAAGTATTCAGAATCATCTGATAGAGCGATAAGTCCAACGTCTATCCACTCACGATATATTACAGAAGACGTTTCGCAGGGACTTGTACTATTGGAGGATATTGCACTGAGATTAGATATTATGTCCCCTATAACCTCTGCTCTTATAAATATTGCAAGCGCAGCTTTGGGAGAAGACTTTAGAGTGAAAGGGCGCACGTTAGAAAAACTCGGTGCTTATCAATACATCAAACACCTGAAATATCAAAGATGGGAGAAGCATTAAACGACATAAAGACACGAACCTTTGGTGTTGAGATTGAAATGTGCAATCTTGATAGGTCTAAGGTAGTTTTACCAGAGGGGTATTCGTGGAGCAAGGACGAAGAAATTGTTAACACAGATGGTTCGTCAAACAAGAAGTTTGGAGGAGAGGTAAACACCCCTCCTTTAAACATATGTAGTCTAAAGGATTTGCATGGATTACGCAGTGTTTATGAATCAATGGCGAAAGCTGGTGGTAAAATTAAATGGACTGTTTACACTCACGTACATATATATGCAGGGGATTTGTCAGTAGAGCAATTGAGAAAAGTGTTCTTGTTTTTTTATATTTGTTATCCATACTTTAAAAGATATGCAAAGATATCTAAATGGGATGAAATGGTTTCCATTTTGATGCCTCCGCCAACTGACAAGTATTATCAAGGAGTACTCAATGCTCAGACTTTTAATGATATACGAGAGCTATTCACTAATCAATCAAAGAAAGGTTTTATTCGTCATGCAGTTAACATATCTGCTCTATTCAAGACTAAGACGATAGAGTTTAGAGCATTCCATGGTACAGATGATTTCTATTCAGCATTGAATTGCATCTTCTCGGTGTATAGAATGTTTTATTATGCTGTAAATCATGATTTACAGGACTTCAATAAAATATCATCATACGATGAGTTTAAGTTGGCAACAAAGCTTAAATATGACGTACCAGAAGAACTTGTACCTCTTATTTACCAAGGCAACCCTTATAGTAATATTGAGACGTTCCAGTCAAAATCATTACCCTATAATTCCAAGCAGGCTTCGGCATTGTATGAGGCTGTGAAAAAGAATGGGCATAAAGATATATGTATTGTTAACGGCTTTATGTATTACTATGAGTTATTTTTCTTTGAGAAGCTGAATATTTCAATATATTGTCAAGATCCGTATTGTCATTTGCTATATTTGATAGCCAATGGCAAGGTGGCTCTGACTTATAGAGACAGACTTGGCTGGCTTGAAGATTACAATGATAAAACAACAAAAAGACAGCTTGCCCTTGCCCTATATGCGGCAAGTTTGCAAAAGTTCTTTATGAGCAAAAGCGCGAGAAATGATGCAATCTTCAAAGCTCTGAGAATTAAGGCAAAGGAATCTATCGAAAAAACTGAGAAAGCTAACGAAAGGTTACTTAAAATGCTAACGACCTGCGAATATCACGTAGGAACATTGCAAGATGCAATTAACTGCAAAAAGGTCATTTTCTTTAACTATGGCAAGGATAAGAAACAAAAACGTACATTTAAGCTTATACAAGAGAATAGTGATTTAGATGTTGATTTTTCTGTTAATCGTAACGAGTATTACAACTTAGTGGAAAGTCTGCCAGAGGAAACTTACTTTTATTTCATTAGCAATAGCCCATTTTTAAGCAATATGCATAAGTTGGCAATGTTTAACAGTTCGGGCGGAGATAGGTGGTCTGCTGGTAGATTTCTCTACTGTAATAAGTCGAGTGGAACAAGTGAAACTAACACCTCATATAAAGGTAATCATATCGAGGTTAACGAGATAGTTCCCCCAGATGACTTAGAAATAAATAATCATAATAATCTGAAAGTCGTAAGGGTAAGTCCAGATTATTTATTATGCTTGCAGAAAAAATATATCAATAAAGTTGATATGGTAAGCAAGTGTACTTATGCCTTTGTTGTCATGTATGACAAATATACTCTTGGAGGTTTCGGGTTCACGTTACCGCAACACAAGGGATATGACTTATTCCAGTTGACAGATTTTTGCACTAACAATGCAATCCCAAGATTAAGTAAGTTGATATTGTTCTGCATACAAGAGTATTCTGTACAAAGAGAGCTAAGCAGAAGGATGCATAAGCTTGTGGAAAAGGTTATTTCTTGTGCTTACACTCACAAACCTGTTAGCATGAAATACAGGGGTGTATACACGAAAGTAAAAGACCATTGTACTTCGTCATACCTTGCTTATGAGGGAATCCTTGGAAAGTATGCAAATAACAAGGAAGTAATTGATAGATACCAAAAACTATTGAATAATGGAAACGGAAAATAGGTGGAAATACGAAAAGGTTGATATTAATCTTATAGACGAGGCTGATATGAACGCAAACGAAATGACTGGCGAAGATTTTGCTCAGTTGTGTGACAATATTGGTAAGTCAGGATTAAGTAGTGTACCATCATGTTACAAAAAAGAGAATGGGCGATTTGTAATGATAAGTGGGCATCATAGGTTACGTGCTTGCAAGAAACTACATTACAAAACTATCGGTATATTGTATTGCTTGGAAAGTGAGCTGAGTAAAGATGAGATAATAGCGATACAACTATCTCATAACTCGCTTCATGGGCATGATAATACGAGTATATTAAAGAAACTGTTTGAGCAGATTCAGTCTGTAGATTTCAAACAGTTTGCTCATGTTAACGTAGACGAGATACCTCCAGTAAGTACAGAAGGCATAAGTGTTTTTGCCTTGAAAGAAAATTTTGTTTTTACTGTTGTTCTGTACCCAGATTCGTTTGAGAATTTAGATGAGTTATTTGGGGATATTCGTGATCAGGCAAGTAAAAGTGATGCTCTTATCCTCGCAAATGAAAAAGAAAACGAGAGATTACTTTTGAAACTGCAAACAGAGATAGGCAAGCAATATGACATAAAATCCCCAAGTATAAGTTTTGCAAAGTTATTAGAGCTTGCAAGTGAACGTTTAACAGAAATCAAGGAAGGCAATGATTTGGTCAATAGTAAGTAAAGACGAGATGGATAACTACGACACAAGTAATGTGTTTAAGTTCTATCGTGAAGCTTTGGGAAGAGAGAGTATCAAACTCGTTGTAGTCGACGAAACGGATAATCTTGATTTCGTTTCAGAAGATGACATTGTTTTGCTTAGAACAGCAAGCAAACTACTTGTTGATACTATTCGAAAGAAAGGTGTTAAAACTACAGCAGAAGACTTTGATGTATATTCCCTTGCTGATGATAAATTGCAAATGAATAGATTCCTTCTAAGTAAAGGTATTCTTGCCTCAAGACACCGTTCTCTTGATAATGTTAAAGATGGCATGACATATTTTGTGAAACCACGTTTTGGGAGCGATAGTAAAGGTGTTACAGAAAGTAGTATATGCACTTCAAGAGAGGATGTTGTAAGACAAGTTGCTGTAATCAACCATACTTGTAATGGTAAAGCTGTCATTGAAAATTTTATTGACGGGAAAGAATACACTGTTTCGGTTTTCAATATAGGTGGTAATATATATTGCTTTCCTATCGAAGTCGATTGTAGTGATACATGTGGAATACAAACACAGTTAGGGAAGTCCTTGTTTTCTGAATGTGGAGTGACACTTGAATATGATGAACGAAAAAAAATAAAAGCTCTTTCAGAACGAGTGTTCGAGGAACTTGGTGTTAAGCATCATGCACGAATTGATTTCAGACGTGATAAGGACGGTAATTTGTATGTTATAGATGTAAACTTGATACCTGGTCTTGGTCCTACTGGCGATTTAGCAAGATGTTTATTGTTATCAGAGAATTATTCATATACGGATGCTTTAAAGATGGTTATAGCATCTGCATCAAAAATATAATGTTATGACGAAAAAAATTTCTGTAGAGAAAATTGCAGAGGTTTACAAGAAGAAAGGCTGCAATATCACCGCAACTTGTGCAGCATTGAATATTTCGAGGCGTACTTTTTATCAAAAAAAAGAGAAGTCTAAGTCTTTGCAGGACCTTCTTGCGGAAGCGGATGAATCAATGCTTGACTTCGCTGAGTCAAAGTTAATTGAGCACATTAATAACAATGATATTACCTCTTTAATTTTCTTCTTGAAAACTAAGGGTAAGAAGCGCGGTTATGTTGAGCGTACAGAACATGATGTTAATGCAAATCCATTCCAAGAATTGATGGAATCGATTGGTTCAGATGAAGATTAGCAAGACGTGGAAAGATAAGTTTAACGATTGGCAAAATGATTGGTGTCTTTTTGCCAAAGAGGTTCTTCGTGCTAATCTTGACGAGGAGCAAAAGGCTATCTTGCGTGCTATACAGACCGAGAAGATGGTCGCAGTAGCCTCAGGAACAGCGAGAGGAAAAGACTATATTGCTGCTGTTGCAGGTTTATGCTTTATGTATCTAACACCTCGTTGGGATAAAGAACATAGACTTGTTAAGAACACAAAGATTGCCTTAACAGCACCTACTGGTCGTCAGTGTACTAATATTATGATACCAGAGGTTAGTCGTTTGTTTAGGAACGCAAAGGTATTGCCTGGCCGTATGTTATCAGATGGAATTAGGACTAATAATGCGGAGTGGTTTCTAACTGCATTTAAGGCTTCTGATGATAATACTGAGGCTTGGTCAGGATTTCATGCCGTAAACACAATGTTTATTGTAACAGAGGCATCTGGCGTAAGTGAAACTACGTTTAACGCTATTGAAGGAAACTTGCAGGGTAACTCTCGATTACTTTTGGTATTTAACCCTAACGTAACTACTGGGTATGCGGCAAAGGCTATGAAATCCTCACGTTTCAAAAAGTTTAGGTTAAGCTCTCTTAATGCTGAAAATGTAGTAAAAAAGAAGACTATAATTCCGGGCCAAGTTGATTATGAATGGGTAAAAGATAAGGTTGAGAATTGGTGTGAGAGGATTCAAGAAGTTGATTTTGATGAGGGACAAGGAGATTTTGAGTGGGAAGGTAGTTGTTATAGACCAAATGACTTATTCCGAATAAAGGTTCTCGGTCTTTTCCCCAAGGCAACGGAAGATACGCTTATACCTTTACATTGGCTTGAATTGGCTCACGAAAGATGGGCAAAATTACAAGAAGAAAAGTTTGTTTCAAGAAAGTCTCCACTTGTTGGTATTGATGTCGCTGGCATGGGACGTGATAGTAGCTGTTTTGTTCCACGATATGGCAACTATGTACCAGAAATAAAAATTCATCAGTCAGGAGGAAAAGCGGACCACATGAAAGTAGCTGGAGAAGCTGTGCAGTGGTTACGTGATAGTAAAGCAAAAGCTTTCATTGATACTATTGGTGAAGGTGCTGGTGTCTATTCCAGACTCGAAGAATTGGGATATAGTAATGCTTATTCTTGTAAGTTCTCTGAGGGTACAAGAGGACTTCATGATATTACTGGGCAGTATGAGTTTGCTAATATGCGTGCTTATTGTTATTGGGCTGTAAGAGATTGGCTGAATCCAAAGAATGGCTTTAATCCTGCCTTGCCTCCTTGTGATGAGTTGGATGACGAATTAACAGAAATACACTGGTTGTTCCAAAGCAGTGGGAAAATTATTATCGAAGCAAAAGAAGATATAAAAGCAAGGTTAAAACGTAGCCCAGACAGGTCAGACGCTCTTGCATCTACATTCTATCCGAACGCAAAAGATTATGCTGATGACGCTTGGATATTGCAAAATCTTTTGTAACTTTGTATCGAAATCTCAGAATTTTCTGATGATTTCATTGCTCTTAGTGTGTTTGTCCGTGACGGATAGGCACACTTTTTTTGTATTTCAAAAGTTAAATATTATGTAACTACTTGATTTTTAGACAGTTATATTTGGCTATTTCAAATAAAATGACTACCTTTGCATTATCAAAATAATAATAACAATTAAA